ATCGAGGAATGTCGAAGTCTTTTACAACGGGTATTTTTGCGGCCTTAGATGCGGTTTTAAATCAAGGGGTGGAGATTGGGATATTGTCGAAATCGTTTAGGCAAGCCAAAATGATTTTCAAGAAAATAGAAGATGTTGCCGCTAAGCCGGAGGCCGAATTTTTCCGTCAGTGTATCACCAAAACATCAAAAAGTAATGATGAGTGGCTTATGGAAATTGGACGTAGCCGTATTCGAGCGTTGCCACTGGGGGATGGTGAGAAGCTGCGTGGGTTTCGTTTTCATAGAATTATTATTGACGAGTTTGCGTTGATGCCAGAGAGGATTTACAATGAAGTTCTCGTGCCTTTCTTGTCGGTGGTAGAGAACCCAGTTCAACGAGACGACCTTTTTAAGCTTGAAAACCGTCTCCTAAAAGAGAACAAAATGAAGGAGGAGGACAGACATGTTTGGCCTAACAATAAACTTATCGCTTTATCTTCGGCTTCGTATAAATTCGAATATCTTTATAAAATGTATACTCAATTTGAACACTTGATTATCAACGAAAAGAAAAAGGACAAAGCCTCTCGGTGCATAATGCAGTACAGCTACGACTGTGCGCCTCAGCAGCTGTACGATCAAAATCTAATCAATCAAGCTAAGGCAACAATGAGTCAGTCTCAGTTTGAGCGAGAGTTTGGCGCTATTTTTACAGATGACAGTTCGGGTTATTTTAAGACGAGCAAAATGGCTTTGTGTACAGTTACGGACGGGGAGTTGCCTTCTGTAGAGATCCAAGGAGACCCTAGTGCAGAATATATATTGGCCTTTGACCCCTCGTGGTCTCAGACTGAAAGTTCTGATGATTTTGCAATTCAAATTATGAAGCTACACCCCGAGGAGCACAAGATCACCCTAGTTCATAGTTATGCATTATCGGGAACTTCCCTGAAGCATCATATAAATTATTTTTTGTTTTGTTTAGAAAATTTTAATATAGTAGCTGTTTGCGGGGACTATAATGGAGGAGTTCAATTTTTACAGGCTTGTAATGAAAGCGCCACCTTTAAGAAAAAAGAAATAAAGCTTAAAAGCATTGAAGTTGGCCTCGATAAACCGGAAGATTACCAAAGCGATTTGAGGTCATACAAAAACCAATACAACAAAAAAGATCATAAATATGTAATTTTGAGAAAGCCCACGAGCCATTGGATTAGACAAGCCAATGAATTATTGCAAGCTAATTTTGACCATCGCCGCATTTATTTTGCCAGCAGAGCTATAGACGATTCTTACACCACACAAAAAAATAAAAGTATTCAAATTCAGGATATTAAATTTTTAAGAGCTTCGGAGGAGATGAAGCAGTCGAGAGGAGCCAAAATGATTGATTTCATTGAGCATCAGTCGGATATGTTAGAATTAACCAAAAACGAATGTGCTCTGGTGCAGATTACCACTAGCCCACAGGGAACCCAAACCTTTGGTTTGCCTTCTAATTTGCGCAGGCAAACAGGCCCTGATAAAGCCCGCAAAGATTCTTATTCAGCTCTTATTTTGGCCAACTGGATGGCCAAAGTCTATTTGGACGCTCAAGAGTGCAAGGTTGAAGATGTTATAGAAACCTTTGTTCCAGAGTTTATAATGTAGAGGAAGTAACTTTCAAAGTCACTTTATTAACTTTAAGTGTAATTTATTTTTAACATGGCCGAAAAAAGAAGATATACCAAAAGATCAGATTATTGGAATAAGTTTAAAGCCCAACAGGAGCGAAGAGCTGAAGAGTTCTCGTATGCCCAAGGAGGTACTATGCCTAATTATAAACCAGAGCTGATAGGGGAGTCTTTTTATAATTATGAGTCTAAGGCGTATACTCGTGCAGGAGGGCCTAGTGCGAGCACGAGCACTCGTCGCAACAACATTGCTATTGCCCCCAAGCTGTTTAAGTACGCCAACATTCGGGCAGGAATGTTGCCTTATGAATACGCTTTAGATGGAGTTAATGTCCGAGACGCTATAGAGCTTGCCCAAAAGGCTTATTGTAATATAGCGGTCTTTAGAAACGCTATTGATATGATGTCTGATTTTGCTAATTCAACCATGTACCTTGAAGGGGGAAACGCCAAGTCTAGAGCCTTTATTAATGCGTGGTTGAAGAAAATTAAAATTTGGAATTTAAAGGATCAGTTTTTTAGAGAGTTTTATAGAAGTGGGAATGTGTTTTTATACACCATTGAGGGCAAAATAAATGTTGAAGATTTTTCCAAAGTAAGAAACCTAGGGTTAAGCCTAAAAACTAACAAGTTGCCCGTTCGTTATATACTTTTAAATCCTTTTGATATAGTGGCAAAACGCGCCACCTCTTTTGATATGGGTTTATATGCAAAAGTGTTAAGCGAGTACGAAGCAGAAAGACTCAAGAACCCCAAGACAGACGAAGACGCAGAGTTATATGAAGCTTTAGACCCTGAGATCCAAAGGAAAATTAAGAATGATTCTTGGTCAATGAGTGGATTGAGGGTAGACCTTGACCCGAAAAAATTGAGATACGCTTTTTATAAAAAGCAGGATTACGAACCATTTGCCATTCCTTTTGGTTTTCCCGTTTTAGACGATATTGAGTTTAAGATGGAAATGAAAAAGATTGATCAGTCTATTTGTAGGACGATTGAAAATGTGGTTCTGATGATTACGATGGGTACCACACCTGATAAAGGGGGCGTTAACCCTCGAAATATTCGAGCGATGCAGTCTTTGTTTCAAAATCAAAGCGTGGGACGTATCCTTGTTAGCGATTATACAACTAAGGCAGAATTTATTATTCCAGATATCAATAAGGTTATTGGTCCCCAAAAATATGAGGTGGTAAATCAGGACATTAAAGAGGGGCTACAGAACATCATTCTTAATCAAGAAAAATTTGCAAGCACAGAAGTTAAGGCTCAAATGTTTTTACAGAGACTCAAGGAGTCTCGTGACGCCTTTTTAAATAGTTTTTTGCAGCCGGAGATAAAACAGCTCTGTAAAGACTATGGCTTCAAAAGCACGCCGACTGCTAAATTTGAGACTATTGATTTGCAAGACCAGACTCAAGTGCAAAGAGTTATTACTCGCATGATGGAATTGGGCGTATTGCCCCCGAACGAAGGAATCAAGGTTATTGAAACGGGAGTGTTCCCTTCTCCAAAGGAACTCGACGAGGCGCAAGAAAAGTTTTTGGAGGATCGTCAAAAAGGATATTACAATCCTATTGTGGGGGGAACTCCAATACCTTTAGACTTGGAAGAAGAGGTGGAAATGGAAGAAATAAAGCATCCGACTAGCATGAAAATGTTGAAAAAAGAGGAGGAAATAAGGAAAGGGAATAGAAGTGCCTCTAATCCCGGTCGCCCTGTTGGCTCTAAAACATTAGCTAAAAAGACCTATTCGGTATCTGAAATCAAGCATGTCGCAGACATTACTAACGATCTTTTCGTATCCCTTACCAGCGAAGCCAAGAAAGTATTTAAGAAAAAACGCCTAAATAAAAACCAGAAAGAAATGTTAGAAAGGGTCTGCGAATCAGTGGTTGTGGCTAAAGAGAGAAAGGATTGGCTGAAAACTGGGAAAGAATGTATAGGGGACCCCCGAAAACTAATAGCATTATTTCCGATGTCGCAAGTTTTAGACATCAGCGCGGAGCATGAACTGGACGATTACGCTGCTGCGATTTTGTACCACACAAGGGCTTCTAAGTGAAACAAGGAGAAAAAATTCTCTCGCTAAATAATTAAGTGTAATTTATTTATGCACATGGCGGATAACTTCAAATATAAAACAAAGTATAGTTTTGATATTTATGCGACAACCGATTTGGAAAATGACCTTAATATCAGTTTAGCCTCTCTAGAGAACCTTCGCCCCCTTATACCTAAATCAATAGATTTGGAAAGAAATATTGACTTGGTGGGGGCTGCGTTTAATGCCGCTGTTGTTAACAAATTTAATAAAAATGGAGACGGGATTAACTCAGAAACAGCTGTTGACCTTATAGAATATTTTGTAAACAAGCCCACAAACATAGAACACAAGAAGCAAAAAGTGGTGGGGCACATTGTTAATGCAGGGTTTACTGACACAAACAATAATAAAATAATAGGCAATTCTGCTGCTCTGGCGAACAAAGACCCTTACTATATATCTTTGGCGGCAGTTATCTACAAGACCGTAAATAAGGATTTTGCGGATGTTTTACTTCAGTCTAGCGACGAAGATAGTGATTTTTTTAAAAAAATTTCCGCTAGCTGGGAGTTAGGCTTTAATGATTTTGTTTTAGCAGTTGGGTCGAAAGACCTCAAAGACGCGGATATTATCACCGACCCTAAGCACATTAATGAAATGAAGCATCATTTGAAAGCTTTTGAAGGGGCGGGAAAATTAGATGATGGCACTCCTATCTACAGGCTGGTGGTAGGAGATGTTTTTCCTTTGGGGATT